GTAGACTTGCTAGTTCGTCATTTCTAACTTTATCTAGATCCTCATCAGTATCTATTGATTCATCGAGCATCTTATTTTCATTTAGATATTCTGCTATAGCACTGTAGTCTACTTTGTCAGCTCTCCCACCACGGAGTTTCTTCTCGGTGAACATAGACATCACAGCTTCATCTATCGTGCCGTTCTCAGCCAAGTCTTTGATCTGTTGATTTCTTTCCTGCTCCCCATTATTCCAAAGAACTCTTGAGATAGTAGATTCTTCATCAAACACTTGTCCAACACCAGCTGTGAAATTTTCTTCGACAGAAGAATACCCTGCAAAAGGTTTGGCATTCTTGTCAGCCCACTCCTTATAGCTACCAGTATTAAATCGGAATCCCATTTATCTACCACCTCTTGAATCTCTAAGTTTATTCACACGCGCTCTTTCACGCAAACGTCCTCTGCCGCGTGGGGCTTTAGGTAGAACTTTGTCAGGATTGTACTTCAAGACAAAAGCCCCACCAAAAGTTTCATTCTCTAAATGGTCGCCATTATTTCGCATGATATAATACTCACCATACTTTGCCATCCCCATTTTGAAATCACCATCTTTCAAGATAGAGGTAAAATTAGCAGAACTCATACCGGATATACTACCTAACTCATCGATCCAAGCAGGGTCTGTGTTCTCAACCCAATCAGAAAAGTCGTCTTGTTTCATCCCGAATACGGGAGCTTGCAATAAATTATCACCGTAGGTTACAGTACCACCGGTTGCTGCTTGCATAGCTTTGTCATAAGCATCATCGTCGAATGAGTCGAAATTGCCACCTTTCTTTTTTACGTAATAAGTATAAGCATTTGTCAATGCCTCTTTTGTAGCAGCCTGTGTGCCCTCTGCGTTAAAGAACATATCCCCCAAGTCTCTTCTTATCCTTGGATTCAAGGTAGACTTAACTGTAGTAATTTCTTCTTTGTTTTTTTCTAGATACTCACCGCCTTTGAGGATAGCAAATGCCTGATCTTCAGTACCATGCAAAGAAGTGATGCCAGCTATAGATAGTGCCCCAACTCCTCCATCAATGCCAAGTTGCTCGTACACAAGAGCAGAGTCTTCACCTAATGCAAGTGTTAGTGATTGCAAGTACTCAGCTTTCTTACCAGCAGGTAAATTATTCACTCGGTCTGACAGTAGCGCAGCTTCCGTTTTGGTAAAAGGCTTATCTTCAAAGATCTGGTAATTCTCTTGGATGCCGTCCATCTGTTGTATTCGAGTACGAACTTGCATCGCAAATTCTCGAGGTGTTTCAGCATCTATTGGGGACAAAGAGGCAAATCCAGCATCCGATGCAGACTGCATTGGGTCATCTTTCTCTTTTAAAGATTGCTTCCTATGTGATTCCTCCAATCTATTTTTCAACTCTGTTTTCTCAAACCCCTTTAATCCAGATCTGGCAACAGCTTGTTCAACGGCTTCAGGTCTTTCAAAACGAGACATCAAAATTTGCCCGTCATTCGCTGATGCAAAATTAAATGCAGATCTAAGGTCTTGTATTTTAGCAGGAGATAAATTAACACTCTGAGCCTTATCTACTAGGTCAAGCATACCGCTTGTATCTGCAGCTTTTCCGCTTAGTAGATTCTTGATATTTATCCGAACTTCGCGAGCCACCATCTTCTTCTCTGCTTTCACTGTGGAAGAATTAGATCGCTCTATTTTTCCGATCTCAGTTTGTAACTTATGGATTTCAACAAGTCTTTCTCTGTCATTTAAATTACCACCATTCTTCCTATAACCCTTTTCTTCCTTGAGAAATTCAATAATGTCTTTCATCAAAGGGACGTCAGCTGCAATCTTTGCTTCCGTATAAGCATTAGTCTCGCCAGATTTCTGAGCCTTAAGCTCAAAGAACTTAAGATCTTCATTGGAAGCTACGCCAAGTTCACGCATATTGTCAACTATAGCGAGCATGCTTGCTGTATCTCCGTTGCTATCAGCGGTAGAATACTGTCTCTTCTGATCACTATATATCTGAGTTTCTATATCCTTGTTCGCTTTTTGTTGGATAGCAGAGTTCGCAGCGGATATTTTTATGTTTGCTTCAGCTTGCCAGTCAGATCGAAACTGAGCATCGTCAATGATGAGCGCAGCATCCTTCAGGACTTTATCCATAGATAAGCGATATATCTCAGGGTAAACCTCAGCAGAATTAACGCGCCCTTCAAGGAGCATCCCCTCTGTGACAACCTCTGAAGGAAGCTCTTCCACAGAAAAAGATTCTCGGCCTCCCCATTGAGCTTTGATCTCGTCACTACCCTTCTGAGCAAACAATCGGGATTGTTGGACTTGTCGCTTCCCCTTTATATTCCGAACATTTTCAAGATCAGCTTGGACGGATTGTAATGCCTGCTCCATCGAAGTATCCCTGGCAGCAGGTGCTTTCCGGCCTAAGCTCTGAACTGGTGCACTACTTGGTACCGTTATTCTCATGTGCCCCAATACCCTTCTTTGACACCGGCAGAATATGCGCCACCAATACCTTTGAAAATTCCCGCTGCCTGTTGAGCATTCAACAAGCGCATCCTAGCGGAAGATTCTGCACGCATGATGCTCAATCTGCTAGCTCCAGAGGTTTTCATCCAGTCTAACTCCCGTTGTTGCTCTTGTATAATAGAGCCTACATACTCTGACTTAGAGCCACCAGCAGCAAAACCAGAAGCAGCGGCGGCAGAGCGAAGCAATATGGCAGTTCGTGCATTTGACTCACCAACTCTTCTCTCGGCCTCTTTGCTTTCAGCTGCCAGATTTGCTTCGTTCAATCTGTCTATCTCTCTTTGCTCGCTCTTTTGCTCTTCTGTTGTGTAGACAGTATAGAACAAAGAGGCGGTGGCTACTCCAACTCCCATTATGATATCCTCTTCATAAACGTTAAATCACTCGGTGTGTAACCCATATTGGAAAGAACACCACAGAATGCGTCTTCATATCTAGAAGATTGAATGATAAGATCCACACCTTCATTCATGAAAAAGCTTTCTGAAAATTCAATCATCGCTTTGCAATAGAAGCGATGCTCCTTTTCTATATAAAACGTAATCTGCTGGGCAGACTTTATTGAAACAACGTGGCTATATGGAGACACAAGGAAGAATAGAATCCCCTGGATCTTACTAGCACCATCTCGCATGATGATAGCAACAAACGCATCCCCAATTTTCAAATAAGAATTCCAACTAATCTCAAGGTCTTCCACAAGATGACCAGATTCTGCATAGTTGCGCTTCAATATAGAATTACACTCCTCTATCAAATAAGAATCTAACTTTTCAACTTGGATAATCACAACTTATTTGCCTTATATTTACCACCGATAGCAGCTATCTTCAAGTGATATGGAAGAGGTTGTGTAACCTCTATAAGTGCATCTTGATCCCATCCAGTATCAGTAATTATGAGCAACTCAGTTTTAGCTGGCTCAGGTGTTCCTTGTGGAGTATTTGGAGATCTCTCAAATGTATCTCTCCCATTAACCATAGGGCGCCTAGAGTTAAGCAACTTAACTGCAATCTCAGAGTACGTTTTCTGATGCATGAAGTCATTCCCATCAACACTCTCTTTATTAGATGGAAGTGATACGAGCTGCGGTATATATTGAAGACCAATAACAACATTGGAACCTTCTGTCTCAAGGTACACCCTGCCGACAACGCCATCACCAGCACCAGAAGACGATTCACTTCCGACGATCCTCTCCGGGTGAACTGCGTCGTCAATTAATATCTGAACGGTCATCCCCTCCAGATGGTCAAATCCCTCTACGTAAATATAGTCCCCTACAAAGTCATACTCATATATATAACCATTACCACTTGCTCCAGATAAGTACATCTTCAATCCATCTTGCCTTATAAAGACACCTTGTGGATTAGTTTCTTCACTACTGGTACGAAAAGGTTGTTTGAAAATTGCTGTTGAAATATCCCATGATAGAGAAAGGTCATATTCATATATACTCTGACTGACGTTCCCAACAATATACATCTTCAAGCCGTCTTCCTTAAAGAAAATTTCAAGAGGTTGTGTGTCTTCTGCGGAGATATCAAGCGATTGAAACACGACGGCTGTTGAAATATCCCATGCAACAGTAAGGTTGTACTCATATACTTTATCATTAGTAGTGCCAACGATGTACATCTTAAAGCCATCAAAACGGAAAGATACCCCCATTGGAAAAGCATCTTCTACAGTAGGATCAAAGAGCTGGCTATAGCTGATAGTAGATATATCCCAGGCAGTTCCTAGATCCCACTCATAAACTTTATTAAATTGCCCGCCAGTAAAATATAATTTTAAACCGGTCGGATCAATGAAAAGTCCACGCAGCAATTGGTCTGTTCCTGTCATATCAACAAACGATTTTAAAGTTGCTGTAGAAATATCCCACGCTACTGATAATTCATGCTCAGATAGATAGTTCTGATAAAACCCGATTGTGTATAACTTCAATCCATCTTCTTTGAAGAATATTCCGTATGGATAAAGCTCTCCAGAACTAGTGAATATATCAAAGTTCTGAAAAAAAACGGAAGCGGAGATATTCCACCTATTAGATGCGACAGAAGAAGTTTCTTTCCATGAATCCAATTTATATTCAGTAAAAAATCTCTCTATCTCAATATCACCAGAATTCCGCTGGACCGCCAGCACTAGAACACTCTGTTGACCGTCAAAGCCTGAAGCGACACTAAGAACTGAACCTTGGGTATCATGTAAAGCCCATCCAAAAGCATTATTACTTCGCTCATAAGAAAGAGAAGCAAGGTTGCCATTCTGGAGGACCATCCATAAAATCCTATCTGGTTGTTGTGCCCACGCAAAATTCTTGACGAGCCCTTCTGTCAAATGTTCGCTGAAAAACGAAAGGTCAATAGAAGACCAGTTGTTTTTCCCCCAGTCATAGTCCATTGCGTTTACTCGTCTTGAGTCAGCGCTTATATATATTATCTGGTCGCCAATAATAATAGCCTGAGCATTAGAAGATCCATATGAAGATTGGATTTCTGCACTTATTCCGGCTGCGTCTAGTAGCCTATTATCTGAGGCCAATAAATACTCATCTTCAAGTGTACCAATGACGAGAGCTTTCGTTCCAATGATCCACTTTATAGCACCATAATTTTGTAATGTTTCAACCATAGCACCTGAAGCAATAGTAAGATCTTCAGGGGAGCCTGCAACAGAGGCAACAAATTCCTCAGGGTCAGATGGAGTGCCACCCAACCACAATCGCCCTTGGAAATACGCCAAGACAGAAGGCCAATTAGTTCCATTCCAATTAACTGGGAGCGCAGTGAACGTAACGGCAGCTAAAGCAAATGTCGTTGAAATTTCCCAGAAGACTTTAACTCTACCAGAACCACCAAGTCCTCCGTTTTTTCCATCTGTTAGGAAAACGTATCCACCACCAGCACCACCAGCTCCAGAATTATCAAGCGCGGAAATACCAGTTGAGCCGCTGACTGAATTACCTCCAGCCCCGAAGCCGCCGCCTCCACCTCCTCCACCGGCGTCTAAACCAAAGTTACGACCTCCACGATTGGCTCCTCCGGAGCATACTGCCGAACACGCAATGCCATCTTCTCCGCCTGATCCTTGGTCTGCACCAGCACCTCCGTTTCCTCCACCATCACTTCCGAGTCCTCCAGCAGGGGAGCCTCCGCCACCAACACCACCTTTGCCTCCTTCGGCAGATATTATGCCAAAATCACCAGAAATAGAACTTATAGAACCATCTCCACCATCAAAACCTACACCAGAACCAGCACCTCCTCCAGCACCTAAAGATCCACCACTACCGATAATAATATCAAGTACCTCAGCCGGAATGGTAGTTATGGAGCCTTTGACAGCCCCTGAACCACCGCCTCCTCCACCGGTATCTAGATAGCTATGAGCGCCACCGCCGCCGCCGCCACCACCTCCGCTGACGCAAATCGTCATTGAAGTTATCCCAGCAGGGACGACAAAGGTTCCGTCAGCAAAAAACGATTGAGACTGCAAAGCAATAGCACTTATCTCTAGCTTATATGTTTGGACATTCGGGTGCGCAATGTATACGACATTGTCAGCTGGAACAGAAGCAAATTGAAGACTATCTATTTGATCCGCTGTCCAGGGTGCAACTAGTGTAGATGTGATTGGATTGTCTATATTTCTGACAATTGTTAGCAATAGATCTGTAAACACAAATACTATGAACTCGTCGACGAGCTCAAGAACAACTACTCTTGCGTTATCTGCTCCAGCTATGGTGAAGATGTGCTTCATCCCGTCTCTAGAAATTGCTGGACCACGAGAATCTGGGCGCATATTTCTTAACTTAGAAACTCCAGAGTTGTATATATTTTCAAAATCATTCCGCATATACAAGAGTTCTGAAAGCTCTCCTGCTGCGAAAGATCTTTGTAGTTCGTATTTCATTATGAAGGGCTCACAAACATTCTACGTGAATTTTCTAATTGTGAAGTTTCCAGCAATTCTCTGGAGCCTTGCAAGGAATCTGCAAACGTCGCTTCTTCCAGAAGATCCTTGTAAACACCAAACATCCGAACCTGCTGATCTTTGTCTTGTGTTAATGGAACCGCCCCGTTATATCCCATGTAAGCAGCGAGAGCCTGATCAAAAGCAGGGGAGAATAGAACAGGATTCTTTTGATCAAAAATATATTTGACATGTATGACGGAGATATTCGCTAGAATGACTGTCGTACCATCGTCAACTTCTATCTTGTGTTGCTCAGTAGGAGGATTGGAAGAACCAGTATCAAGTGGGTTATACACCCCTAAGATTCTCAAAGAGTTTTCAGGAAGAATGAACTTATAATCGTATCCGAAAACCGGAGTTGCAGCTAGTGCGTTCAGCTCTACTCGCTTAGTTGCGAAAGACCATTCTCTAATTTCCAACACAGAGCGCCTTGAAGGGCCATAGTTTGCGTTGCAGAATTCAGATTCTTTACTGTTGAGATCATCAAACGTGACTATCTGCTTGGTACTAAGCCAAGTCAGCATCATGTTGCAAATTTCAATCGCACTAGCTGCCATGATTATTTATCTTCCTTTTTGCCGGCATTTTGAAGAATAGCTTTGCGATCACTAATGTCTTTTTTCTTGATCTTATCTACAGCTTCAGGTGTAAATATTCTGAGTGTCTTTTCTGAAATCAACATTGCTTTTGAAATCTCCTTGATGCTAATATCATCGGCAAGCATTTTATGATATCTTGCAACATCTCTTTTATTCATAGTGTTTTTTATAGCCATCTTCGTTCTCCTTAGTTAAAGTTTCAATCTTACAAAGATCAATCCAACATCGAAATCCTGAGCTCCAGAATCACTATTAGTTATAGTTAATGAATATTGAGAATCTCCGGCGAATATCATCCCAACCTCACTACCACCAGAAACAACACTCCTATTCGCCCCAATGCCAGATCCAAGCAAATGCTTTTCTCTTATCAAAGAACCTGCTACGTCAATAGCTACTCCACCGTCTATTGAAGCTAGTGGACTAGGTTGATCTGGTAATGAAAGATTCAAATTAAACGGAGCCAATGGGCCACCACCAGAATAATCTCCTCCAGAATAAAAAGCGTAATGTGAATGAGTAGCCAAAGTATTCACATCAACAATCGCTAATTGTACTGGATCTGAATTAGTAACAAAGTCAATCGTATAAGTTCCAGCAGCAACAATATCCTCTTCAAAGTCTAAAGAAAAACTTCTTCCTTCTGCTAAGGCGTGTGAAAGGGACAACCCGAAGAAATTTAACTGAGCATCGCTTAAAGTCCCTTTCATTTTTTCACCATCATGCTAGAGGTGCACTAGCTAGTAACCAATCACGCTTCATGTCTGAAATAGACCCAGAAAGTGAAAGACTAGCTATACCATCAAGAAATTCAACCCACATGTCACTAAGCGAACCAGCAGCTACTCCACGAGCAATCAAGAATTCGCGTTCAGCGGTTATCAAATTCCCAGATGTTGCACCATTAGCGAGATAAAAAGCAAGTTGACCACCATTTATATCTGGCCCACCTAGGACTGATTCAATCAAATCCATCACATGACTACCAGCGCCAGGTGGACTACCACCACCGCCTGAAACCCCATTGAAGGCCCACCACATGACTTTATTAGCAGAAACCTCGACAGTTGTATAGGTGATTTTAAATCCGTCAGAATCTAATGAAGTATGGTCAGCTTCTTCGACTGTGACTGCTGCATCTGTTCTAAGCTGTAATACCTTTGTATTTGATACACCAACGTTTTCATCCGTGCTACCGTCAACATCATGCCAAAGTGCACTCTCATTCGTACCATCACTCGCACCGTTTCCGGTTGGCACACTATCAACCCTGCCTGTCGGTGACCCAGTTACTTGGGAGTACACAAGCCCGTATCCGGACGGCTGAAATGATAGACCGCTTGGCCCTGCTGCTATAGCAGTTGCGGGTGACGTAAAACTTCCCAAATCAAAATTTGCACCCTTAAGGGATATAACTATAAAATCAGCATCATTTGAGTCTGCAGTATCGCGGCCTATTGTGTAGCCGTTAGCATCAAAGCTGTTAAGTGAGAACTCTTGTTCTGGCGTTGCACTAGTGTGCGCATGTACAGCTAAGCGTTTTTCATCATCATATGACGTATATCTAGTAGCAACTGTATTCCTATATCTAAACCCCTGGCCCCACTCGTCACCAACACCCGTACCCTTCGATGCGCCTAGTGACATTCCGACACGTCCGGTTTTAGCTGATATCACTAGCAGCGCGTCAGGCTGAAACCCTGGTGCAGTTCGAACAATACTGCTACCCGCACCAAAGGAAAATGAATCTACATATGCATTTAATAAATCTGCCCCTGATAGAGCAATATAGTTTATTTTGTAAGCGTTGCTGGCATGTACAGTAGTCCAATTAAGAACTAAATCTGCGCTTGTCCATGATGAAAATAAAGCTTCCGCTTGTGTCGCAGCAGACTGATTGCGTATCCTTATACAATTTATCTGATCAAATATTTGAGCCGTCGTGCTGCCATTTAAACCTATACTTCTTGCTGCGTCACGGACACCGTCAGTAGCGCCATAACTCAACATGAGTGGAGTTCTGTCGCTATTAAACACTGTCGCATTTGAGGCGAAAAACAGAATTACCTTTGGTTGCTCAGTAAAGATGCCGGAATATGTGAGCAGACCAGTAGCCCCTACTTTAGAAACGATCGTTCCGGTTTGAACAGTCATCAGTCAGCAAACCCTGATGACAACTTAACTTGAATATCAGACATAAATTGTAGGCTAGTCTTAAGTGCTAGACCATGTTCCACTCTTAGTGCATTTATCTCGTCAAGCGTCACCAAGGCCAAAGCTCGGGTCACCTGGCCTAAATCACTGTCTGCTTTATTAAGCAAATTTTCTGCTGATAACCTAGATTCAGCTATATCAAGATTGAATCTAGCTGCAGGAAATGCTGCTATATCGGCAGGGTTTGGTTTAGCGATAGATCCTGACCTAACTACCCAAGGTATATCAAAACTCGGATTTGGTGATTGAATCTCAGACCGACCAACTGGTAGTGGTGCGAATGACGACTCTGAACTATTCGTCACTTCACCACTATCGGTTATATATAAAAAAAATGGCATATTAGCACCCCTAGTTTAAGTACAACCTAATTTAAAGAAGCTTGAGAACTCGCTCACGAAAAGCGTCTGTTAATCGTTGGACTTCAACGTCTATATTAATGGATCTCAAGTCAACTGTAGACTCGATGATTATTCCGATTTCACCAGCACCTATGATCGTACTAATCGCCCCAGCTTCCGCTGTGGCTGAAGTGATCACGAAATCTTTCTTCTGTGTTCCTGGTACTCCAGAAATAGTTTCTACTGTCATTTTTCAATCTCCTGAAAAGCCTCTGGCGGAACCATGCACCGCCAGAGGAAAGACGCATTTGAATTATAATGTGTCTAGAATGTGCCAGATTTGAACGTGTTCGTCTTCAACGCGAACAGCGCCCATAGTCCACTGGCTAAAGATTTGCCACATATAGCTCAATGAAGGATTCTCACCAATACGAGTGAATCGATCTTGATTGACTGCAAGACCAATTCCACGCATAGTGAACGTCAAGCAAAATAACTCACCAGCTTGTGGAGCTTCTAACAAGTTAGAAACAATCCAAGTATAACCTAACCAATTAGGAACAATGCCGTATTGCTGTAACGCTTGGGCTTGAACATAATCGGAGCTGGTATTTTCCGTAAGTTGCATCAACTTGCGAACTTGGGTTGGACCAACAACTGCGATCTTGTGCTCGTCAGGCATGATCTCATTACCCATGAACTGCTCTTGGGATTCAGTGACCAAGTCAAATGTGAACGCAACACCGCCTCCAGCAACGCCTGTACCGCCGATGATCTGAGCAGCAGGTAAAACGTTAGAAACGCCGTCACCATCAAGAGCAGTGCCGGAACAAGCAGCAATGATCAAGGCATCAATCTCACGATTCATAGCCATTGCCTGATTATAGGCGTAGTTTGAATCGGGATTAACTAACATTTGAACACGATCTTCGTGCTCGACTGTCATGGCGTGGGTGAAAGTTTGAGGTTGAGCTACGCGTCTAGACCACGTATCATCAACATATACAGTAGAAACCCGACGTGCTGTTTTGGCAACAGCACTGGTTGCTGCTAAGCGCTCAAAGTTATAAGAATCTCCACCTGAGGAGACTTCATAAATATGAGGGCGCAAACGGGTTTCCATTTGCTGTTGTAAATGTCGTACGTTATCTTCATATTCTTCAATAAATGCTTTGTCTATGGTAATCGCCATAATACTTTTTCTCCTTGTTAATATTTATGACGATACCCGAAACAGATCGGACGTCTTTTTCTTTATTGCTTTTCAGGACACTATTTGTGATACCCTGTATTTTTACTTACGAAGCAATGTTGTTCTTCGTAAGGTATAAATTTCTCATTTTCCGCCTGGCTGCAGCATGGCCTGGGTCACTAGGGCTGTGATACGGATGCTTCGGGTTGCCACGTATTTCAGCAATCTTAGAAGCAGCTTCATCTGGTGAATCACCACCTTGGCTCTGGTGCTCTTGCTCACTAAACTCAGAAGACTTTGAGTCTAGTTGTTTGTAAAGAGAATAAAAGGAACGGATTTCACCTGCTGAAAGATTTATGTCTTCAGGAAGGTGTGGGAAAAACGCCTTTTGAACTTTCTTAGCGGAGTTAATTCTGTCATCTGTAGCCAAACCCCACTCTTGACCTAATGCTTTCATTTCAGAATCAGCTTGATGTCGGTGCTCAGTAAGCATTCTCAAGTCTTCTTCACGATACTTGGAGTCCAAGATCTTTAATTGCTTCTTAGAAAGGTTAGCTTCTAATGCAATCTTTGAAATAAACTCCCTGCGACTATCATCAATAGAAGAACCTTCTATCTCTGCGAACTCGTATCCAGATATATCATCAGGGACACCGAGAGATTTGTGAAGAGCTTTCTGCTGTTCTTCATTTTCTGAATCAGGCATTGGCATTAGGCGACCTTTACTAAGGTCTACAGCCTTGCTAGAGAATTTCCCCCAAGCTTCGTCACCAGCATCTTCGCCAGGCTGGTATAGACCAGTGCCTAGCTTGGAACGCATATTCTTCATCCTGTCCCAAAAAGTGGGCAAGTCTTTTGAGTTTGTTACTTCATCCCATTCTCTAATACTTTCTGGGAGTGAATTTGTTTCTTCCTCATTCATGTCATGGTTTCCTTAAGTTTGGCCGTGATCTCCAATACAAAGTCACGTTGCCCTAGTGCGTAGCAAGTCTGTCGCTCACTTTCGCTAAAAAGATCTGATTCTAAAAAAAGTTCTCCCCACTGCTTTAACAATTCCTCACCAGCAGGTGTCTTGAAGACACTACGGATAAGATCATCATATCTATTTCTTATTGCGTCTATTTCTTCAGTGCTCATTGCTCAGCCTCTCGCATAGCAGTGCGTCCCTCTCCCTGTGCTTTGGCAGCTTCGCCTTCGGCCTGAGCTTCCATTATTTTCTGCTGCTTAGCAAGAAGAGCAGCTTCTTCTGCTTCTATTCTGCTAGCTTCATCTTCTCCATTGATAGACTTCTCAGGGATGTTCTTGAGCCTTCCGATTGTGCGGTAAAGCTCAGTCTCATTAACAACGTATTTAATGCGAGGGTAAGCTTGCATAAGTTCAACACCTTGAGCAGCCCAAGCAAACATCTCGTTTGCCAATTGGGTCTTCTGAGCGGTAGCAAGCGCACCAAGGTACTCAATGCCAATATCAAGCTCTTTACCTTTTAAGCTATCTGGCAGATCTAAAAGTCGATTCTCCCGCATCTCAAGTTTAAATGCGTTCTCAACAATACGGTTGAGCCAATCTATCTTGATGCGACCTTGCGTTGGCCCAAGTAAACGATTCATAAGTTCGTATCGAACCTGAACCTCGGTGGCTGTCATTGCTGGAGACTCTTTAAGCTCAAGCTGATCAACATGGAATGCTTGTCTTATAGAGTTGCGTAACAACTCAAGCTCTTCTCTGGATACAGCAAAATTTGCCCTCCCTTCGTGAACCCAAAGAGAGTCTTTATTCTTAACAACTGTAAGACCGCGTGGCCCCAGATTAAGGGTAGATAACAAGCCACGTTGCGTAACCATATTGGCAGGGTCAATTGCCTTTTCTACAGCTCTCGTGCGCATCAACCGATGTTGGTTAAGCTGTTTGATATCACCGAGTGCGACATGACCAGGGCCATGCCCCCACTGAGAGCCAGAAACTTTCCGCCAACGGACTGAGTAAACAGGCATTTCATAATAGCCACCGGTCTCTCCAATCTGCTCTTTCTCTGTATGCAGGAAGTAACAATGCCCCCAGGGCCTCTTGGACTCACTAAGCATTGTTGTAGTATCTTGCCCGACGTTTTCTTCACGTGGGTAGATTGCAAAGATCACAACGAACTTTTCATCAGTGCTCGTATTATTATATGCCTTTTGAATCTTCTCTGGAAGATTATCATATCCAAACTTAGATACAAGTTTGGTTGACGTCCACTCTAATTTGCGAAAGAAAAAACGAGGCAATCCATCAAAAGACTCTTCAAAGAATGCTTCTTTCAAAGAGACCATTGTGTATGATGGAGTATTCTCTGGCCCGAATGGCTCATCAACCATAAACCCATGACCGAAGCCCACAAGGTCTAGTATAAGTTCATCTGCCTCTAGGGCGAAATTGCTATTGTCTATTGCGTGATAGACTCTGCGATTCGCATCAGCAAGCCAATCAGCTGCATCATTATCATTCTTTAATTCATCATCCTTGAAGTTCATCAAGAACCACTGTAGAGGTGGAAGTATAGAGCCATGAACCGAAGCAGCTAGTGTTTGGGCAGATATAACAGCTGTATCATCATAGTGATCATACTTGTCCCATTCGACAGAACCTTCTCCAGATTCTTTCTGGAACATACTTCCGCGATATGGGACAACATATTTCTCAAGCTCTTCCCAAACTCCTCTCACTACTTTTGAATCTGCCTCTATTGCATCAAACTTCTTACGCAAGAAGATGAGGGAATCTTCAGTAAGTATGCCTTCGTTTTCTTTAATGAGGTGAGACATATTATCGATTATTCCCTAGTGCGCCAATTACTTTATGTTTCATAGAAACATTATGTGAATCCAATACATCATACCCTTTGCCCATTCCTAGAAGCAGGTATTGCAACGCTTCACAGACATGGCTATATTTATTCTTATCAGGCTTCAATTGAAACTTTTCTCCTGATACTTGCATACGCTTATACTTGTAGCCGCCGTTCATACCTTTACAAAGATTCTTGCACTTCCTTCCAATGACGAGCTGCGGAACTCCGCGCATAGTTAAGGTAGTTAGTGGTATAGATACAGCTTCCCGCCTTATTGTAAAGTTGTTCGTTTCCGCTGGCTCCATAGGTATGCCAGCGTTGTTCATTATATCAATACAGGTATCATCTATCTGCTCTCCAGGATTCTCTCCTGCAGGATCGCCTGTAGCCACGATCTCCACTCTCCCGTGCTTTCCACGTGCGTAGTGGCCTTTTATTCGCTCTGCGACGAGAGATGAGAAATTGGTAACTGAGTTTCCAAAAGTACATAACTCATCAAACACTTGCACTTGACCATCAACTTCTTTTGCAAATACTGCTGCAGGAGTTCTGCCAAAATCGACTCCTATGTAAAGGATGTCGTCTTTCTCTTCATCCCAACCGATATCATCTACTATGTGTTGATGATCATGGAACTCTGGTACAACTGGTATTCCGTCAGTCACAAACCCGTACTGACCATGAACGTATACTTTAATCCACTCTGGGTCTTTACCGAATGACATTCTTTCATAATAACGAGACGGTAAATTTTCAACATTCTCTGCATCATCCGCTAGACCGGACGGTTGATGGAATATAGCAAAGTCTTCAGGTATTTCCTCTTCAAAGAGATTATGAAACCAATGATCACTGTCGGGCGGGTTAGTATCCATAATAACACCCCACCATGTAGCCCCGCCATCACGCTTAGAAGGGTAGCGACCAACTCGCCCAATAAGCATATCAAGAACCTGCTTAGGAATTTCCCTGCACTCATTTAAAAAACCTCCAGTTAATTCAAGAGATAGCAACTTTTTAATGTCATCAGGCTTATCAAGCGCTCTGAACATGACTTCCATATTCATAGTTGTACCATCTTCTAACGGTAAAACTATAGTATGCTTCATATCCATCTTACGCCATGTTCCTAGGTTCTCAAACCAATCGGCGTAAGTAGCAATTGTGGTATCGATTAATTCTCTATATGTGTTCCGAACTACCACCCAACGAGACTTGCGCACCCCTTTGTATGGCTCCTGCGCAATACTCTTAATAAACATCTCATTAATACAAGCGACAGATTTTCCGCTGCCTATAGGGCCGATTAATGATCTTATGAATGACTCATCCTTGTGAAACTTTGTGCATATAGGTGATGCTACATAATGAGTCTCTTCATCATTACTAGCACTTTCCCCTCCACCAAACTTCTCGTCTATCTCAAAGACTTCCGCTAAGTCTAGTGGTTTATAATGGATAGCCTCGAACTCAGCTAGCAAGGCTTCTTGACTGGCCATCTAATTAGCAAACGTAATCTTAAAAGACTTCTTACCAGCAACGTCTTTATCTGCTGCTTCATTCTCTTCCCAATCTTTGGCGAATCTAACTAGGTAAGATGTACAAGCTCCTGCCCCGCCTTTAGCTTGCATGTGCTTAAATAGATAGTCTATAGCAGAATCAATACCAGCAGCTCTACCTTTCTGGTAATTATATATCAGGAACTTCTTGTCTTCACCCTGAAGATCGCCGCTACTATAGCCGTACATATCACAGACTTCCGCTAGTGACATGCCTCTAGCTGCTCTCTGTATAAGATGTCCGTCATAATCCACCTGGAATAGAGTGACTTTATCTTCGTCATATGATTTTTTCTTATCACTCATTTCATAAATCCTAGCTAGTGTTAGCGTAAGTCCTTGATTTTTCTATAAAAATTTTTCAAATAAAAAATTTGAACGATACGGAAAGCTTAGCCTATAAAGGAAGGAAAGTAAAGGGGAGAATTGAAATGATTTTTCAGAATATATTAGTGGTTATAAAATGGGGGAAGTATGAAAATTATGCGAGTGACCCCAGAACATATTGGTGTGCGCGCGAAACCAGGGGTAGGGGCCGCTAATCGGATAAGCATATCTGTTTTCCATATATAGGTTGTGCTTACGTATGGTAGGATAATGCTTACGTGGTGTACTTGTGTAGTCTAGTGCTTACGTGGTGTAATCTGGTACCTACGTGGTGCACTTAAGTAGCGTGCTTACGTAGGTGGTGCGCGTCGATTTAGGCTAACTTTAGGCTAAATTAATTAGCCTTATATCTCTTTAGAGGTATATATTTCGCTTCGATACGAGCCTAAAATTAGCTTAACGGTTAAGGAATACTTCCTTAGCCTAAAAACGAGGAGAAGGGCTATTAACGTCGACGACTATATTATAGAATTAGTACTAGGGCACCCTACTAAAGAGCTAGCTATACTAGCGATAGTAGATTCGGGATTAAGCTTCGAAGAAGCGGAAGAAGCGTATAGGCTAGCGCTAGAAGAATTAGGCTAACTTTAAGCTAGGGCTAAGCCCTAGCCTTTACCTTTAGCCTAAAATTAGGCTAAAGCTAAGGGTTAAATTCTTAACCTAAAAACGAGGAGATATAAAATGTCTAAATTAACTAACCTAGAATTTCGCGATATAACGCTAGATAACGACTCTAATAAAGGAGAGGCCATCGAGGCTTTAATAAAAGCCGGGTGTAGCTTTAAGGATAGCCTAGGCTATTGGAAGGAGTACGGTGCTAATAAAAACGCTCGCGGTTTTAAGCCTAAGTTCTACGCCTACCTACGGGAAGGTGTAAAGAGCGCGGAAGAAGTCGATGCGTTCGTTAAGGAGAACGGTAGTGATAACGACTACCGCTACCTTAAGCTTTTCGAAGGTATCGCCGAGTTGGCTAACTCGATTCATAACGACTTAGCCTAAACTATAACCCCTAAGCCTAATTCTAGGCTTAGGGAATTTATAAGGAGTTGTGACGTGACGAACTTTATAGAAAGTGTAGTGCTGGGTGCTATGATGGCATTTTGTGGTTATCTTATTCTGATGTTCCCTATCTAGTGGCTTCCGTAGGGCCTCTCTAAGAGGCCCTTTCTTATACCCTACTCCTAGCCTATATTATTCGAGAAAGTCGAAGGGTGAGCCTCCTTGTAGCTCTAAGGGTAGGCTAGGCCCGCCGGGTTCTATCCGTAGTAATATCCTGCCGCCCTTAACTACCACACCGGTGTAACAATGCATCTGACTTATGGCGGAATCATCCGTCCACACCTTACTTAGTGTTAATGCATCCTGTAATGCCTTAAGATGGTTGTCGAAGTCCCAAATCCCTTTATTTGGTGGGTAAAAGATGGCGGAAAGTTCAAGAGGAGCTTCAAGCATTAGGCCCTGCCCGCACTGTTCGTGAACATCTTCCGCTACTATTTGTTGGTACTGCTTACCTTTTGCAGTTACATACCTTGTTCGCCTGTTATAAGCGTAATATGACCCCGAACTTGGTGGCCAAGCTAAGACTAATTCTAAAATCAACGTGTTTTCCCCTTATCTCATGTGATACCCTGGATATCTCCCTATAATCTCCTAAGAAACTATATATATATTAGTAACTTAGAGTAAAAAGGGAAGCTTTTGTGTGCCATCGTTCCCTTTCGGCCATTTTCTCTCGCTCGCGCGCCCCCCCGAAAATTTTCCCCCTTTCGTCTTTTTTCGTCCTAAGTACCTGATATCTATAGATAAATACAGGCGCATTTGAGGAGTCAGGAGGAGATAGGCGGGAGATATCTATTCTCCAAGCTCTAGAAAACTCTTGTTTACTTCAACGACATTAGCTTGTATATCCAAGACCATCTTCAAATATTTCTCTTCTTTCATCCATTTAATCATCCTATCTATACCACTAACATTCTTATTGCCTAAGGCTTTCACACACCTATTGTTCTTCAAAGCACGCCTCAACATAGCGAGCGGAAATCTGTTCTTCTTTGCTTGCATGCTGCTAGGTTGCATCTTTCTATCTTTATAGCCTTGTGTTAGTATCTTCTTGACTACTGGGTATACAATAGAACATGCTAATACAAATGGATCTGAATCATCATCCCTGTTGAAGAATGTTTCTAATCCTTCCATTTCATGTGTATGGAAATCTCGTGCCCAATCCCATGCATCTTGATCAATGTCCAATTCTCTTTCTCCTTTTATCCCAGAAGAGTTTAGCACAGTAAGTAGTGATGCAATCTTAAACACTTTCTCTGCTGATCTTTGCATCATACTAAATCTGATTGGATCCTCTTCCTTACAATCCCATGCAGTCCTTTTCATTTCATCAGCAAAGCCATACATCTCATCAGTAACGCGGAAATTTGTAACATCAGCATCATCTTTTGTCTGAGTTACATTACATCTGGTCATAAGCTGCTTTATCTTCTCCATCAGTTTTCCGCTTATATCATATTTCATGGTTCTATTTAGCTTAAATACCTCTTGTTCAACCCTTAATACGGTCATTCTATTGATTTCACCGGTTTTATCCCCATCTCTTATGGTTTCAAGGAATACATCTGGTGTAGATTCATTGATCATACTAAAACAGGGCGATGCTACAGCTGGTATATCATTTTTATCATTAGAATAACTTCCACCAGCGGAAACGCATCCATAACCTGAGCTACCATACAAGTCCAATATACTTCTTGTCAATCCGTCTTGGTCCCCGCTTTTTGATCTGAACATAAACCCAGCTTCAGTGAATACAGAAACAATACATCGTTTATGATTAAGATCATCCATGAGAGCCTTGGGTCCAGTGTACCTTCCAGATCCAGTAAATATATTAGCCCCAGTAAACAGACTAGCGTCATTAAGTACGCGATTAATAAATTTTGATATGACACTTTTACCACCTCCAGTATCCATTAGCAATGTTATATAAAGATTCAAGCCATTTCCGCTTACATTGAACCGGCGACCTGCTATACCAGCCACTAACCCTAGTCCCGTTACAATACTTATCGTTCTATTAGGATAAGGTGAGAATTCATATACTGCTTTAGCTAATTCTCCCATTAATCCTGGAGGCCAAGCTAACTGCTTTCCATATATCTCTTCTCTTCCTCTTGATCCTTCTTCATTTCCTTCTCGAATAGATCCACTGCCATCTTGTGCTTCCTCATCATTCGAGTCACCATTGCCGATTCCTCCCTCAACTCCCTTAACTCCGCTACCATTAGAATTTGACTCCTCACCATCTCCTCCAAAGATCGAGCAATCGTTGTTATCATTAACTCTTGCGCCTTTAACGATCCTTTCAATTTCTCCATATCTTGTTTCATTGCGATTACTGTCAGATCTATGTTCATGCATTATGCTCCTCATTGTCTCAATTACTGTTTTGGCCGGAACTCCATCTTGAATCATACCATAACTATAAGTTCTCATAGCATGGTGAGTCCCTTCCTTATATTCCCGCATTGTTTCTATTACATTATCAATCGAGTTATGATCTGTAACACCACTGGTATCACTACTATCAGTATTGTGAGTGCTGTCAGAGCTGGTTTCATCTCGCCCCACCACTTCTTCATATACCTCTCCTTTGCTATAGTAGTAGTGTTCAAATAACCCGTCTTCTGGATTGTCTCTAGTTGGAAGGAACCAAGCCTGGCTCCATGTACCCATTTCTTTTACATATTTTATACCACCGTCGAATAATTCTATGATCTTTTTAGCCGTCTCAGGCATATTAGCCTTACAACTCACATGACAAGGGATGACAACGCGGAAATTATTCTTTTCGGCAGTATGGCTGTGTGTGGTATAAATAAAATGTACTATATCATTAGATCTGAGAATAGCATGGCACTCACTAGGACTATTGTCACTATGATCAGCGTCAATAATAAGGAAGTCAGCGCAATTAATGCTACTGTCATGCCTAAACCTGCCGTCATAGTACATTTTACCGCTTCCGCTTTGATACGATTCTTCAACTTCTGGCACTCCTCGTAGGAAATACGCTTCATGCTTCTCTCCTTTCTGTGGTTTACTACAAAACTCTGCGAACTCGCGGAAACTCATTTTCTCTGCTATAACTCGTATATTCATCTGGCTACCACGAGCCATTGCTATCTGTATATCGTCATTAGCGTTGAATTTCAATTTATTTTATCCCGTATTTTAGTAATACTGTATTGACTGTTGATACGCTACATTCCATATTAACTGCTATAAGCTTGATGGGTTTTTTCATTATATAAGCATATATAATTAGCCTATCTCTATGGCTCGCGTTTATTATTTTGGATCCGGGCTCCTCATAATTATTATCGTAAATCTTTTTGCTCATACTCCCTTCAGGGTAAGGGTTGCTTTCATTTTGCACGACTGAATTTCTCCTTAATCTGGCCCAACAGATATTATAGACTACATCTAGTTTTTTAGATATACCCCTAAAGAGGTATATATTCTAGCTGAATTTTCCGTATAATAGGGATTAGCGATAGGGGTCTATTCTATATAGCCCTTCTCGCGAAAGGAGGCGCCTCCTATAGGCCGATCGGAGATTAACTACCTTCCTTTATAGGTAAAATTTTTTCGCCCTTTATAGGTCGTCTCGTTAACTTAGAAAACGTGGAGTAACAAAATGAGAAAAATAGTATTAGAGCTAGATATGCCAGTAAAACGCATAAGCGTAGATACATTACAGTTTGAAAATACAGATAGAGTGGTAGCTTACACTACTTGTGCTGGATGCTGGGCTGTGTTGATATATGATGTCGAAATACTCAGTTCAGGATTT